ACGAACCTGTAAAGCAAAAGCAGGGTTGCGATTTCACCGATAAATAATAGTGGTATTATTTGGCTCAGTTCCATAACTGCCTAGTTATTGGGGCCTAAAAAGGAGTTTTGTGAGAAACTATGGAACTGGCCCCGTTAATTATAATTTCTTTAGAGCGGCTTCTAAACCCTCTCCGATGATTTCAGAAGTCCAACCCTTAGCAAGCATACAAGCACTTATTCTAGCAGTCCTAAACCACGTTCCTTGGGGGTATTTGGTGCGGCAATCGACCCAATCGCTGAGAAATTTAGCTTTCTCTTCTCGCCCTTCAATCTGTAAAGGGTCGGTCACGGTTTCGATGATCGTATCTGCGGCCGCGCTAGCTTCTACTTTCAGCAACGTGAATAATTCTTTTAATTTAAAACCAAAAATCCCGATACCGACAGCTAAGGCAATCCCGACAATAAAAAAGGGGTTACGTGCTAAATTTAATTTGTTCTTTTGTCCGTAGTACTCATCAACTGCGTTTTTTTTAGCGGTTGACACGGTTACAACTTTCCCAGTTATGGGATTATAATAATGAGCCATTAATTAAACTGTGTAACACAGTCCCATTTTTTAGTCGAGGTATTCCAAATAGCTTCTCTACCCGCACCACAATTAGGCCTAGCAGGTATTGTGTCTGTTGGCGGTGGGGTTCCTGCTTTTCTAAGAAAAACTTTGGTGGCAATAATTAAAAGTGCTAAATCCAACGTTACACCCCCCCTATCCTACCATCCGAACGCCTTCGAGGACCGCCACCGCGACCAAAAGGAACCTAAAGAGGAGTTGTTCCCAGTTGTAATCTTCATACGGCACACTATCGCCTCTTCTTCTTTCTGCCTGCGGGGGTTTTCCTGAACGCGATCGCCATTTTCTTTAGATTCAATTTACCGTTACGATATCGGAAACGCGGTTTCTTGCTGTTAGCCTTAACGTATTTGTTCCAAGCTGATAGTTTACGTTTTGGTCTTAATAATTTTCTGGAAGCTATTTGTGAAGGGGATACATATGGACTCGGTTCTTCCCTTGGAAATTCTGCACTAATTCCTATTCCTGAAGTCATATCACCAAAGGACTTGTAACCATCCCTAAAGCCCATTCGATAATACTCACGTTCTCTCTTTGTGGGCATTATTCGCGATATATCCTACCTGTTAGTTGAGCCGTCCAATCTATAGCATCCCCTCCTATATGGGTAATAGTGAACTTAAATTGAGTATAGGACGGAATTACAAATCTCTGTGGGATCTCCGCGTCATTAAATTGGTCACGGGTTTCGTTATGTAAGACATGATAAATCAGCCCATCGTTAAGATAGATAGATGCTTCGAGATCGTTTGAACTATCGGTTGACGATTGGTATTGTAGATCTATAACTGCTACGTAATTGCCTGTCGTGAACTCAAAAAAGGTTATCTCACTTGTTCCACTTACATTAATCTCTCCCGAATATGCATAGCATAAATCAGGATAAGCAAGTTCTAACGCCTGTGCAGGACCTGTGTAACTACCGCCAACAGGGTTTCCCGCGCCACCTACACCGCCGCCTAATAGAGCCATAAGACTCCTAAGCGCTATAGGTTATCGAAAGTGCTACGTCTACAGTTTCAGCCGTTGTGCATGAGACAGAAAAGTCTATCTGATTCCCTGCTATAATGTCAAAGACACCGCCAGAGTTTTCAATGACTACAGGCATCCCGTTATTTCCGTCTAAGGGGCCTGCGGCCTGATTGGACCAAGAAGGTCCGGCCATGATTTGTTGTACACTAACCCCATCCCCAGCAAATTTAAAAACACTGCACCCATCTGTGGCGCTCGTGTGATCTGGTGAATAGCTCATTGAGATTCTGACAACCTTTCTCATCCCCTCTGGGTTTGTGGTACTCTGTGCACTGCCTAGTAATTGGCTAATGCTTGTGAAAGTTCCGGCCGTCAAGGACGAACCTGCTAACGTGTATGTTCTGGTTTGTAATCCGCTCATATTATGCCTTTATCCTGATTGGTCCTAGCTTAGCTAGTTGTCCGTTTCCAAATGACTTGGCTAACATCTTACCGACGTAGGCCGCGCCAAGAGTACCTATGATTAGATTCTTGTTAGAAGCTACGTTACTTTGAATAGTTCCCAAAGCCCCTGATAAATTACCAGCTAATGCTTCTTTAATTGCTGAATCCACACCAGCAGAAGAGGCCAGACTGAGAGCCGCACCTGTTTCTATTGCTGATATTGTAAAACTCTTTTTTCGTGAATACGATCTCTTGCGTCGCCTTGCTACCATAAACCCATTTAGGCGGATTGCCTATTTAGTCTTTTCTCAATTTAGGCGGGTTGTATTTTCTCGATGTGTCCTTGAATACTCTATACTTAGGCTTTCCTTTTTTACTATGACCAACACAGACCGTTTTTTGTGGTAAGATCGTAACATCATCTATAAAATAGTCTAATTTACAGCCACCACACCAGTAAGCCTCGAATATAGTGGGCCATTTTATTATCTTTTTAGACAATTTAGAATTACAGTCAGGACAATATTTACCATCAGAAGGATTAACCATTGATACTACTCCAGCAATGTTTACAATAACCTTTTATCATTCTATATTTACGATTAGGACAACCGCAACTATTACAGTTCATACTAGCAGTACCCATTATTTACAACACCTCTCTGTTATCCCATAATCATTTTTCTTATATCTCTTTCCACATTCAGGACAATTAAAAGTATACATGTAAGAATATTGATGTGGTGGGGTACTACAATGTGGACAATAGACCCCGATTTCATTCTCAGACCTATCACTCTTATAACAACACGGGTTTATTTCGCCCGATTTTAACATTGTTACTACTTCTACAAATAACTCAGACCGTTTAATATTGTTCTCTTTTAAGAATAACCATAAGTTCCTAGGAACTGTTATGTTTATTGTTTTAAGTTCTATGCGATCCCCTGACGGATCGGTTTTGGGTGGTCTACCTACTGGGCGTTTAGCCATTAATAATACTCCTTACCGCAATAGGTACACATCTCAAAGACAATCAAATCGGCGTTTTCAAGTACTTTACCACAATCTGAACACTTCATTGTTCCTCTATAATATATTTAGGGATTAAGTCTTTACAATTATAGCAATAGACCCCTACATTCGTGACGTGATAGTTTCCGTCTTCTTGGGTGTCGATAATTCGACTCCCACATTCTGCGCACTTCAGTTCCATAACAAGTTTAGCAATACTCATGTTTCTCACAGATTACCAGTAGACCCCCTCTATATATAATGTATGTTTAATTAATTATTTAGGTGGTATCCCTAACCCCCAAAAAAAGAAGGGATTATTACTTTGTATAATAAGAATTATAAAAAGTAGTATAAGAAGAACACGGTTTTTTAGTGAAAAGAATAACCCGTCATATATATAATAATATATTAACTATACATTTAATACATACATACTACTACATTTTACCAAAACGAGACTTGTTTTCTACTAGTTTGGTACTAGTTTCTGACTTCGGGAGGGGTAAACTGTTACTTAATCCTGACTTGTTTGCTACATACTCAAGCAAGAGACTAGTCCAGTCCCCATTTTTAGCGGCCTTACGCAGATCGTTCATAGGGTCTAGCTTCTTCGCTTCGCTAGTCATCTTTCCTAAAGTCCCGATAAATGAACGTTGAAAGTTCATTAGGCTTTCTTCAGTGCTGTTCTCTATTTCAGCTATGACAGGGTCTAATATTTCTATTAAGTACCCCTCAGATTTTAATTTAGTTTCCCACGTATCGACAATCCATTGGCGAAGTACGAACCTGTAAAGCAAAAGCAGGGTTGCGATTTCACCGATAAATAATAGTGGTATTATTTGGCTCAGTTCCATAACTGCCTAGTTATTGGGGCCTAAAAAGGAGTTTTGTGAGAAACTATGGAACTGGCCCCGTTAATTATAA